GATTGCCCATGTACATTCCTTGTCCAGGAGCACCAGCATAACGAGCGATCTCTCTGAAGTCAGAGTCACGACGTAAGTGCATCATGAATGTTGGGTCGCATATGCAACGATATAGACCGTCTGCATATGTAGGAACGTTACGCTTACGTAGATCCTTAACAACACTTAGCAAGTCAGTTTTAACTGAGAATTGTTGCTTAGTGTTTGTAATTTCAGTAGCAGAATAAGAAATACGTCCAGAAGCATCCTTAGTTTTTCCATCTGCAAAATAGTATCCACCTTGACTAGTTGAAGCAGCACCATTGGCTTCTGCTTTAGCTAGTTCATCAATAAATACTCTGTCTCTCCAACGTCTGTAGTCATCCAAAAGGGTCAAACTACCTATTGACTGATGGAACATATTAAGGTTCCCTGTGTCAAGTAGTAGACGTTGAGCTGTTACAAGAGTTTCTCTTGCAATTTTAAAAGTACTTGCTTGAGTAGTATCACCAGGATCTGCAGGACCTGTGTACTCTTTAAGTACAACAAGTACCTTTTCCTTTGTGATATTACGGCTATTAGCAGTACCAATAGTTTGATCAGCTACACGCTCACGGCTGTCCTTTGTACCAGGAGCACCCCAGAACTTGTAACGATCTAGCTGAACAGTTTGTCCAGGCTGGCGAGTGAAGTCGTGTACCACTACTGGCTCGACTGCCATCTCTGCAATATATCCAGGATGCGGTCTATATAGTTCCGCTCCTAAAATTTTTGGGAAATCGTTATCAATAAACACTTGTTTTTATTCCTCCAATGTCTGAAGTTTTATTATCGGGTGAAAGAGTCAGACATGAGCATGCCTTATCTAACTTAATATTTTAACAGTGAGTAATTTATTACTTATTAGTAAACTACTAGCACCTTAATTAGCACTAGTAGTCAATAAGTATTACTCCATTACAAACAATTTATTTTGTACTGTTTGTGGCTGTGCTTGGTTTAATACTTTCCAAGCATTCTGAGGGTCACGAGCCATTTGCTCATTAAAACTTCCCCAGAAATTCTCTGGCTGTTGTGGTGGAGCAGCTGCAGGAGGTGCTGGGAAATTTTGACCAGGCTGTGCCAACGCATTTGCACCTTGAGTAGCAGGTGCTGTTGGGTATCCTCTTGTTGCTAATTGTTGCTCGTTTTCATACACAGGGTGAGGACCTTCGGGACCGAAAAACTTCAATGTGTAATCACTAAGAACATCAGGATTTGTAAGAATTTCGTTATAAGCTAAATTCTCTTGATGTTCATTAACAGCAAATCTTGCATATCCTTTTATAGTATCTGCTGCTTTATTACCCCATTCAACTGCGTTGTCGAGCATCCCTTCGAGATTTACTGCGTACTGGTTTAGTACCGCTGGAGCCTCGATCCCGAATGCTTCTATTACCTGACGACTTTGGCTGCTCATCCCTACCTTGTCCGCTATCTGATCTAGCTCCTGCGAGGAGAGATTCGATGATGTTTGGGAATAGTTGGGCGATGAGATCTGGCTGGGAGGCGAGATCTGCGGAGCCGATTGAGGCATAACTTGGGGACTGGGTTGTCCGTAGTTTGCCTGGGTATACTGTGGTGTCGCTGTCTGCGATTGTTGACCCTGGAACGGGGATTGGACTGGACTGCTCAGTACTCCTACCACCTTGTTGAACGCCGATTCCCAAGGATTCGACTGCGGCTCCGAGGTTATCGGGGATTGGGGGGCGTACTGAGTAGGGCTTGATTGGAAGCTGGGGGCTGCCTGAGGTACCGCCTGTGGGAAGCTGGTACCCACTTGATACGGTGTTGGTGCTGCCTGAACCGCCTGTGGAGCTGCTGGAGCTGCCGCCACGTAGCTGTTCGGAGCGACGGCTGCTGGTGCTTGGCTCGTCGGTGGGGTCGATTGGACGGTAGCGTCCTGCATAACTCATCTCCTTTTGTAACGCCTCTAATGTTCGATACAGATATGGAGTCAGATCGAGGCGAGGATCTGCTGCCATAGGTAAGTCGGGTGACTGTGGGTGAGGAGTCTGCATCATTCCCCCCACTAACTTTGCGAATTGAGAGTATGCACTCTGTAATTCGTTCACCATCCTGAATGGGAAACCCGAAAGCATTGCTGCTCTTTCTTCATCCGTCTTGGACGGAAAGAGATATTTCAGTGCTTCTATGCTATCTACCCCTAATTCTTGTAAATTTCTTACAACAATTGAGTTGTTTAAAGTATCTTGAGTTGAGTCCTCATAGACTGGTCCCATCCATCGCCACTGAATAGTGACATCTCCATCAGGAATTAATCCTGTAACCCCTGGTGGTATCTGTTGTGTATGTAAACAAGCCTTTATTAATTGTTTTAATTGAGTATCATACATTCCTTTTGCTTCTTCATATAAAGCTGTATCTTCTTCACTAGCATTATCAGGTAATTCAAGAGGTTTTTCTAATCCTGCAGCAGAAGCTAAACTCTCTCTAAACATATTTTCTTCTTGAAAAATAATTAACTCTAAACAACGAGATAAACCAAAGTCATAAATAGCTTTTGCTTTCTTTTTCGATGTAGCTGCAACACGTCCAAATAATGATTTATATTCTGTAGCTGTTACTCCTGCTGAAATTGAGAGTTCATCAACACCACCTAAAGCAGTACGAATCTCTTCTCGATACTGTCTAGAGAAAGAATTTTGATCTCCAGTAATCGCATCAGGAACGATGTAACCCACACGATCATTAGGTTCTAAATTTGCTATAACTCTCGGTACTCTTATTTGTCCATCAACACCACGAGAAACGGGATCAGATTTATAACGAGAAGAACTTAAGGGTCCTAATCCAACAAAACCTGAGTTGGCTGCAATTGATGGACGCTGCACACTAGCTTCTCCACCTGATTCAACAAGATCTGTTTTTGGTCTAGATGAAAGTAATGTTGGATTACCAAAGAAAGTTACGTTCTTTCTCATGGTTTGCATCATTTCATCATGCGTACAAATATGATTTGCTAAAGCATCAAACTCTCCAGAACCCTCGTGTGAAAAGCCTTTTGGGTTATTGAAAATTTCTACACAAGGAATAAAACCTAATGTGTTTTTAAGTTCTTTAGTCTTACCTGGAGCAGAAGGATAAGGAGCATCAAAAGTTATTTCATGCTCTGCATGTGTTTCTGTAATTTCTTTTCTTTTGATTGAAAGTCTTATATATCGTTTTCTACCTTGTTTTTGAGTTGGGTCTTGTCCTGTTAAAGAAGCATCTGCTATAGGTTGTTCTCCACCTAAACCTTTTTTAACTTTATAACTATAGATAATTACTACTTCATCTAATTCTCCATCTAAATTGTAATAAGTTCTATATTCATGTTTACGGAAAAAATATAAACGATAATTTGTATTTGTAGGACGAATATAAAATAATCCTTGACCATCACATAGATAGTAATCCCAAATCGAGTCTAATCGAGACTCAAGCTGATTATATTTAATTACTCGATCTATAAAATCTTTTCTTTGATTACCAAAGTTATCTTGTGCAGGAAAGAATTCGACTCCTTGTCTAATACCAAAAAGCCTCATTTGAGCTAAATGAGAAGCTACGATTCCAGTATCAATTCCAGTTCCTCCATCTCTTTCAAGATAAGAGTCAATTATTTCTTTAAGACGGGCTTTAGCGTCAGTAGCCATTAGTCTTTTTCCTCTTTCCTTTTAATGATTTTAGCAGCTTTGGTTTGTTTCTTAAGATATAGCCATCTCTTAAAATAGATTAGCTCTTCTTTAGTAAAAAGCTTTGGTTTGTTTATTGCTTGTTTGACCAGCTTTTTAAGTTTCATTTACATACCAGCTTGTTCCATTAATTGTCTTAATTGACTATTTCTATCACTTTGATTTTTAAATATTTTATCTACCATTCCTCCTTTTCCTCCTTTATAAGTTCCTTCTCTAACTTGATCTACTTTATTCATATTTTCTTGTATTTGAAAAGGATTTAAAAGATTTGTTTGTCCTTGAGCTATTAAAGGTCCATATCCCATATTCCCTACTGGAAAAGCAGTTCCACTTTGAGGTATTGCTGTTGGTATATTACTTGATTGATTTTGTCCTTCTATTATCTGTTGTAATTCTGCACCACTTGGTTCTCCCCAACCTGTTCCTAAAGGTTGTCCTGTTTCATTAAATTGATTTTCTCTTGCTTTTTGCAAACCTTCAACAGTTACATTACCTTCAGGAGTTAAATAAGGATTTAAATGATGACTAATTAATCCTTGTTGACCACCATAACCAATAGGTACAACAGGCATAGCACTTCCTACCCAGCCCATTCCTTGTTCATTACCTAATCCTGTTGTAAGAGGTGCTCTTATCGTTGCCATTTTTATTACTCAATATATAAATCTATTTTACTCTTCTTGTACTTTGTAGCCTTTTGGATCATTTAATTTAGTCAAAATGATTCCAATACCTTTAATATCCCACTCTAAATGATCTCCTCTTTCCCATTGAAGTTCATCTGTAATTTCAGGAGGAAAACTAATACATAAGTCACCAAAAGCATTATCTTCTAATTCCAGTATGTAAGTCATTTTTCTATAAGCTTTTCCATTAGCTTATCAAGCTTATTATGAATCGCTCTAAAATGATCGTTCATGTCTTGTAATTCACGAACAAAATCTACTTTTAAAACATATTCCAAAGGCATTCTATTCACATGTTCCTCCAATGCATTAATACGCATTCGTTGATTTTCTACATTTTGAATAGAATCTTTTAAGCGTTCTTTATGACGTTCTAA